TTAGATCTGACTCTTCAAATTGAGATGGAACCATTTGATCGGCTACCCCTCCAGGTATTCTATTTGAATATTCATCATGATTCCATACAATTAAGTTATCTGGCCTTACTCCCTCAGCAAATTCTTTATCAGTACAGAAAGACCACAACTCTGTTCCTATTTCTCGCTTATAATATAAAGGAGAATCTACCCAGCGAATCTGGTATTCATAAGAATTTTGGCCCATCTCAGAGCGAGCAATTTGTGAATCTCCCGGGAACAGTTCGCTCCGCATGTCAAACCTCTCTAATCTCATTTCTTCTTAGATTTGCCTTTCTTTTTCTTTTTTGACTTTCTGGCCTTAGCCGCAAGATCTTTATCAGCTCCTCCCCAAGTACCTGAACCTTTTGTGGCAAAAGAGTTAACTCTACCCATTGCCCACTGATGTTGGCTTACTCCAGGTCGGTGTCCAGTTTTCCAAGCAGCAAGTCCTCTATTATATACTTGTTTAAGGATGCCTTTAGGAATCCCAGTTTTATCTGATTTATTCTTTAGAGCCGTGTCTGTTTTCGAAGACTCATTAATGTATTCTAAAAATCCTAGTAGCTTCATTTCTTTTTACCTTTCTTTTTATCTAGCTGTCTTTTGACTTCTTCTCTTACTTTTTCCATCTTCTTAGCGTAACTAGGGTTTTTCTTTCGATTGAATACAACTTGTTGATTTAAGCTACCTGTTATCTTTCTCATGTCTCCGCCTCTGGTTCTAATTAACCATTTAGCTAGGGCACGAATACCTAATTCCTTGAATTTACCATTTGCGTCTGGCGCGTCTGAATCATGCCACTTAGGAGCACCTTTAGGTCTCTTAGTATTTTTTCTAGCCTCATTCAATATGTATTCTTCAAAGCTTAGTATCATTTGCCAAACATTTTTTCAAATTTCTTAGTATGTTTGCTCTTCTTAGTTTTCCACTTCTTACCAGTCTTCTGATTATAGTCAGCCTTCCAGCCTCCCTTGGGATCGCTAGTATATGCAGATGCGTCATCATCTTCCTTATCAGCATGCTTTTTAATCTCATCCTTCATGGCCTTAGCATCTCTAGTTAAGTAACCTGGGTTGATTTTCTTTCTCTTCTTTTTCTCTAGAAGTAGAAACTGTTGATAATTATGAACGTGAGTCTTCATCTATATTATTTATTTTAACCAGGACCTTTAAATCTCCAGTTCCTTTGATCAGTCTATGCCAACTTTTAGCTGGAATAAACGTCTCCTCCTGTATAGATATTGGAAGAGAATTTTCTAGCTGTATCATCCAGTCTGAATTGTGAGTAGACTTTACCCAGCGATCCTCTAGATCTCGATGCCACTTCAGATCTTCTAGTGTAACGTCTGATTTAAATTCTCTAATTTGCCAGTCGCTACCTGATTCTATTTTGTCGAACGGTAAGTCCATTACCAATATCCAGGATATGTTTTACCTCCCCAGAGATGAGCGTATCGATTAATTCTACATGCCCAGTATCCTGCTTTAGTTTTATCTTTCTTTTCGGAACATCTATGGCGAGCAGCGAAACTCTTTCTGGCCTTTGGATTACTAACCTTTGCAGTCAGACCTCCTTTTTGATCCCCGAAGGTTATCTTTTTAACCTTGTTTTTACCTTTCTTTTTAGGATCTCTGACGTAAACAACATACTTTGCTCCTGAGCTTGGATTTCTTTTAGGCTTATTTAAGTCTACCTTTCTGCCTTGATATTTAGCCTCATTCAAGGATGCATCCTCGATTGGCAGGTCTAACGGAACCTCCAATCCATTATATGTATCAGTTAAACCAAGATCAGTCCCCTCAAATAGCCCGGAATCAATCTGAGATAGGTTGATCTCCTTACTTTCATATAATGATCTGGCCTCGGATAAGAGTTTAATATGTGCAGAGCTTCCAGGTCTAAATACAGACTCTGTGATTGATATATCGTTATCAATATGATACTTTAGGTTCTCGGATATTATTCCGTCTCCTACATATTCTGAAAAGCTTTTTATTCTAGATATCATTATAGATTATTCTTTTTCTGGGTGATCTTGATCGATCCAATCCATGCTTATTCTGGTATTAGATCCATCTATTTTAGTGCCAGCTCCCCACTGTCTGATTACATTACCCTTATACATAGTAGAAGAGTCATCAAACGATGGATAATATGTTTCCATATCTATCGAAAAAGAAGTATTAACATAAGTATCATCAGTATATGCAAAGTTATACTTCTTATCGTTAGTTATTGAGTCTGGAAATCTTATTTGTGCCGGTATTCTTATTCCTCGGTATTGAAAATAGACAACCTCGTTCTTATAATAAAAGTCAAATATTTTCTCTATGATTTTAAAAGTCTTGTTTAGGTTATCGGTTTTGATTTTTAGGTCGAACTTAATATCCATAGGAAGACTGTAGAGCCTAGATGAATATGCCTTCATAACTTTTTCGTCGTTAACATTTCTTTCTTCTTGCGTAAATGTTCCTCTGACGAATTTGTTAGTGATGTCCCCAGGTTTAATAGCAAAACTATTGATTGTGACTATCCCTCTTGGAACAACATCATAGTTTCCTTCCGCAAACTCAGGATACTTACAATCATCTGGAAGATCTATGAAGAAATCCTGCATAAATCCACCAGTTCCAGCAAAGTTATAGAAGAATGGTACCTCGTGCTTCTCTATCTTTCCATTTCTAACTAGATCGATTATGATCTTTCTATTCAAAACATCTAATAAGGAAAGAGTGGCATTCCTCAAAAATATATCTTGAGTATTTTTATTGGTGATATTTTCGTGATTAGTACTTTGCATATTTTATCTGTTTTTAGAGATGTAAGGCAGATTTAACTGAGGCTTACAGTTATCTATGATGATTAGTTTAGATTCGTCCTTTATGTACTGCTGACTTAGAATAAAATCATGGTCATCCTCCTTAAGCATTGTATTAAAGAGTCTGATGTTTGCAAGTGACATGTTAGACGAAGGTATATAGTATTTGCTATTTGTAAGTGCAAACTCGGCAACTGACATTTCTGAGGTACTTTCATAAATCTTAATAAAGTCATTATGGTTTATTATATCGGCTGGATCCTCATTTATAGAATATATGTAGACCCCTTTTTGTTTGAACTCGTTTGATGCTGATACTACGATAGCATACCAATCCCCAGAATTAAGATTATTGATTATGTGAGACTCACTAGTATTATTAATTTCTACCGTAATAGTAAGATCCCCTTCGGGAGAAGTTCCAGTATATCTAACAAATTGACCTGTTATTCTAAGACCTTTAGATGTTTCATTATCGTATCCGTTCAGAAATTGAACCGAATTATTGCCTGAACTTATATTGAACAGGGCAGTATAGGATAAATTCTTGACGTCAGTCGTGTTAAAGACGGGCTCAGCGTTGTATATGATAGCTGATTCCTTGGTCTTAAACTTAACAACTGTGTCCCCGTTTGAATCTATTGATGTTAACACAGATCTTTGTTTTTTATAAGACAGATCAGTATATGATTCTATTCTGATATATCTACCAGAATCTGACTGTCCTTTGTGATTTTCAATGGTATCAAATGGGGCTCGAACTCTAATAAATCTAGAGTCGTTTCCTTTTACATTCTTATCACTTGTAATAAGAGCGTTATTTAACCAGGATGCAAAAGCATCTGATCCTTGATATGCTAAAATGGTCTTATAAGAGGCTTGATCATCTGGATTTATGCTCGGTAGGTTTTCTAAGTTAACGGTATTACTAACTGCTGGAGAATCTCCGGTTATTTTATAGATTAGATCTACAGCAGGGATAGAACTTAAGTCATAGTAATTTTCTATCAAGTTAGCGTGGTTAAATGTATATTTGATCGGTCTTAAAGTCAGATCGGGATGAATTGCGCTTCTTGACGAATCGAATCTTCGGCTAATGGTATCATACTGCTGAGGCATGGTTCCGTCCTTGATGTCTTCTTGAACTTGTGCTCCAAATAGATCTTCTGCGCTTTGAATGACATTATCCAAGAATTGTCTTGAGTCGTCGGTAAGAACAGTGTCGATGTTCGGGTTGTACTTTTTAAGACTGACTTTCCAGTAAACTGGCTCAAGCATCATTCCTCTATGCAAATAACTTCCTTGCACCTCATACATTCTATTCATCAACGGAAAGTATAGAAAATCTCTGTGTCTAGGGTGAGAATTCTTACCGAATATAGATTGGAAATATCTGTTATCTACGTGAATTTCAAAAGGCAGCTGAAAGTCCAACTCGAATTCAGAGAATTTTGGATCGTTGCTTGGAAATTTGTTACCGGGAACCAGGATCTTTATACACTTTCGGTCCACGTTCTTGAATAGGGTCCATTCCTTAAACAAGTAATCTCCACTGTCAGATTCCGGCACCGTCCTAAAATATACAACTTCATGACCGTATATCTTATTTGTGTACAGAGAAAGTTCTTTGAACATACCGATCGCGCTATCAACTTGATATGGCCTAAAACTAGGATCAGTTGTAGTAATAATCGAGCTACATTTTTCATCAGAACACAGGGTCTTCGGAGCAAAGGTATTTGGCATAGTGCACGAAGTACCTTTAGCAAACCTAAGTTTGACCTCATTTATCTCAATAGTAGAAGACATTTCGTCGCTAGATCCGTCATCGTATTCATACTTTATTTCGAAGTAGAAGTCTGAGGATTCTTCTAGGATTATATCATCAGCTGATCCTAAGTTACCAGGTTCAACCTCGTACCATAGGGACCAATCTAGTGAATTTCTAGAGTACCTAAAATATCTTTTTAGATATGAAAGATCGAGTGCACCTGAGGGATTCAGAACAACATCTTCTACCATTTCAGTAAAACCAGTGATTCCGCACACTGGATCTTCTGTTGAAAATATCCTGTAATTCTTACTAAATGAGATTGAATTTCTTTCAGGATTTATGAGTAATTTTAGCGTTATATTAGCCATCAGGTATAAGCATCTGCATTTTTATTATTTATTTGGCAAGATTTAGGTAAACTGAACCCTTTTTTTCGGTAGAATAAATAATAATATACATGGGTAAACAATCTTACATACTTGATCCCCTATGGATCACAAAGGGAGCAGGAGATATTGATGCCGAATACATGAAGTATGTTCTCCTTGCGGCAAATAAGAAATTTAGAGAAAATTTAAAAGCTGGGGACGTCTCAGGTTTTAATGAGGTGATTTTTCATGCCTTAAATCTGAACAATTTAGCCGTCGAAGGAATGGTGCATGATTTTAATTTGAGGCCAGTCTGGGACGATCCTAGGTTAGCTGAGATTAGAGAAAGTCTAAGAAAAATCTACCAGATACCTGAGGAAGTTTCAGAAGTATTTAAAAGTGCTAATTACCTATTTGTTAGACTTCTGATTGATTACCTGGATCGAATGATCGAA